ATGAAGATACTACATACAACAGGTAGATTAGAAACTGATGGAATTACAATCATAGCAGATGAACAACTTTAAAGAAATACTCAACGAGTTAAGTTATAGGGTTTCTTCTGGCATTCCAGATTTAACCAATGAACAACACTTAATCAAATTATGGGACATTTTAAAAGAACATAATTGGTCTATTGATGCGCGAGTTGAATTATTAAAGAATATAAGTGGAATTCCAATAGAAAAGATTGACCCCAAAAAAGTAAAAGTCAATGAGATTATAAAGGCAGTAGCAGAACTTGGACAAATTATATCGGAAGCAAGTGTCTTTGATAATAAATATGGTGCTGGTTCAAGGTTTATGGTAAGTGGTAATTACATAGATAAGTTTCAAAAATATGCAGGTGAATCTATACCAGATGGAATTTATTTAAAAGTCCAAGAAACCAAAGCTGATGTAGAGGTAATTCAAAATAAAGAGGAACCTACTGAATTTTGGGTTAAAAGTGAAAAAAATGGTAAATTATATCACATCAAAGGAACGGCTAATACAATTGGTAAGTGGTTTATTAAAGCAGGTAAAAATCCAGGTGATATTAAAATGAACGACAGAACACTTGAAGCAAGTGCTTTGTTAGGATTAAGAATTGATGCTAAAGGTTATTTAGATAAATTCAATGCTTCTAATCCTGATAATGTAGGTAAGATAGCACAAGAATTTATTTCAGTTGTAACGAGTGCATTAGGTAAAGGAGATTTCGCATCGAATAATTTAACAAGTATGAAGACTGCACCAATTACTGATATAGTATTGGTTGCTGCAATCGCAGCAGGTATGCAAAAGTTTAGTCAAGATAAAGGAACTTCAAGTTGGAACTTTGTTCACGGCAAAATAGGGGACTATTATAGTGCTGAACAAGCAAATCCACACATAGTCACACAAGGTGGTAAAGACAACACAGCTGATGCTATTTTAGTTAAAGGTTCAGTAGGTAGTTTTTTAACCAATATGAAAACACAGCCAGTAACCTATGATAGTGATGGATTGTGTAAGTTAGATTCAGGTGAAGAGTTTTATCAAATCAGTTTAAAGAAAGGTGAAACCAACGCACAATTAGGAAAAATTACAGCTGATTTTGCAAACAAATACGATTTAATATCTAATGAAGATTTACTTAATATTGCTCTTACCGAAGGAATTGAAAAAGAAATACTTGATGAAGGACTGAGAGATTTATTTATCAAGGGTAGAGAATTTGTAAAGACTACCGGTAAAAAAGTTCTTGATGGAATAAGAGCAGCAGCTACCAAAGTTCAAAAATTTTACAAAGGAATAATCGGTAACTTTAATTCTGCAACTTCTAAAGCAAATAAACAAGGTGATGATTTTCTTAAAAAGTTGGCACCTAAATTGAAACTGAACGAAGCAAAAATGTCTCAAACTGATATTATACAAGGAATCGCAGACAACTATAATCAAGGAAATAAATACCCACTAAATACTCTCGTAGGTAATAGTAATAACTTGTTGAAAAGAGTTATTTCACTAACGAAATCACCTGGTATGGCATATGCAGGAGTAAAAGCATTAAGAATACCAAGTAGTGTAGACATTGATGTTGTGATTAAATTCTTAGCAAACTATAAAGCACTTCTGGCATTTCAAAGTGTAGCATCAAACTCAAAAGGTAATGCTAAAACAGCTTCTGAAATATATGGTGATTTTATTGATTTAGAAAAAGATATGTATTTCGGTAGAACTTCATTACCATTGTTTAAAGTTTATGGATTAAATCCAAACGGGGGCGGAACAGCCTACTCATTTTTAAAAAGTGGACAAGAATACAAACAAGATAAAAAATCAGCATTCGAAAATAAACAAGATATAGTTAGTAAAGTATTTATTGTTTATGTTCAAGCAGAGGGTGGATATGGAACAATGTCAGCTTGGGTATTTAGTAAGTTTGACAATAATGGAACACCACTATTTAACAATATTAATTTTAGAACAAACAAAACAGGTTCATTAACTTTCACAATAGAGGGTTCAAAAACAAAATCTTGGGAGTGGATGCTTTCACAAAAGTGGGGAGCAGGGTTAGCATAATGAGAACACAACTACTATGCACATTTACTCGTAAAATAAAGTTAAACGAAATCGTAGACATTATAGTTTCGTGTAATGATATCCTATATGACAAAATTTATATATTTGAAAACCGAGATGATTCCAATCAATTGATTTGCACTTACAATGTAGAATTTATTGAAAACTATGAAGAAAACATTATAGATACAATCTCACTACACAGAAAAAAACAATCCAATACATTGTATACAATCAATGCATTGAACGAAGTTATCAGAGAAAAGAACGGAGGCGTGTTGGATAAATCATTTATGGTGGATTGGATGGAATTTGAGAACACATTGTTATTAACAAATGAATCAGGATTGACAAAAATCCCTACAAAAATACATCAAATTATAGATGTTACGACCTGGTCGCAAAATAATTAAAAAAAACACTTGACATTACTAAATAATTTTAGTATATTGTATCGTAATGTTAATTAATAAAAGGAGTTCCTAACTATGATATTAAAAGTAGTTGGACAAGTAAAAGGACATCGAGAGAAAATGACTATGACTCTTGATACGGAGGCTTTTCGTAATTCTTATAAGGGATTTACTTCCAAACAAGTAAAAGCAAACGCAAAGAAATCTCTTAGATTAGCCAAGACTAAGAAATGGGCAGACTTCAGAGAGTTCTTTGAAAAGAAAGCAGAGATTGAAAATTCTATTTCTGAGATTAATTCTTAAAAAAAATTAAAAAAAAATAAAAAAACTGCGTTTTGAGTTTTTTAGTTTATATATATGTATATAACAGATTACTTATTTGGTTTTAAGTAATTTAGTTCTTTGACAATTTGGAATTTTGAAAGTAGAGAGAGTTATAAGCTCTCTATGGGATTGGCTGAATAATGGATGCCTCGAAAGAAGTCCATAAAGCAATCCACTACAGAATCGTGGTGATTCAATCGATGCTAAATGTTGTGTCGGTTTTCTTTGACAAAAGATGTAGAATGTATTTTCGCAAAAAAAAAGAAGCGATTCTTTGACTTCATTTTGGGTAAGGGTAAAACTGAAATCCCAACTTGTGACAGAATTAACCCAGAGTTAGAGGGGTAATGTAATCACATAGGAGTTGTATCCACTCGGACGATTATTAACTATAATTGAAGAGCACTATCATAACCGATAGATGTGAGGTATGGAGTAAACAAATCTAACACGAAAATTATAGGTAATCGCAAATCCTATATCCCCATTATAATTCCAAAGATTTTAAAAGCCCCAGCGATTTTTAGTTTCCACCTTTATATAGACTTAAAAATACAATGGGGCTTTTTTCTATAAAAAAATAAAAAAAACTATGTTTTTAGAAATTTATATGATACTTATTATTGTATCAAGGTTACTTGATTAACAAATGACAATTAAAAATAAAAAACAGGAGAATGAAAAATGGACTTAAATGCAATTCGCAAACGTCTCGGTCAATTACAGACCACAAACAATCGCACATCAAGCTTATGGAAACCACAACCAGGAAACCAACAGATTAGAATCGTGCCTTACGCTTTCAATAAAGAGAATCCTTTTATTGAATTATTCTTTCACTATAATTTGAACAATCGTTCTTATTTATCACCAATATCTTTTGGTAGACCAGACCCTATTGAAGAGTTTGCTCAAAAACTAAAAGCAAGTGGTAATAAAGAAGATTATCAATTATCTAAAAAACTTGAAGCAAAAATGAGAACTTTTGCTCCAGTTATAGTTAGAGGTGAAGAATCACAAGGTGTGAAACTATGGGGATTTGGAAAGACAGTTTATCAAGAACTACTTTCTATAATCGCAGACCCTGATTATGGTGATATTTCTGACCCAATTAACGGTCGTGATGTATCGGTTGAATTCATTTCAGCAGAAGAGAGTGGAGCAAGTTTCCCTAAAACAAATATTAGGGTTAAACCGAATCAAACACCAATTTCTGATGAACCATCAGTCTTAGAGTTAGTAAAATCATCTCAGAAAGACATTACTGATATTTATCAAGAGCAATCATACGAGGAGTTAACAGGCATTCTAAACGAATGGTTAAATCCAAGTGATGACGCATCAACAGAAGAAGAAAAAGCACCAAGCACGGTAGCAACTTCTAAGTTGGAAACTTCTAAAGTAAAAGATACTTCAGAAGCTTTTGATGAATTATTCAATTCATAAATAATAACACAATATGGGGGTTGAGTTATCAATCCCCATTCAAACACGGAGTATTGAAATGTCAGTAAATGATGTATTGGCTAAAACATTAGCCGACTCTTTGAATAAAAAATTCAAGGATACAAACAAGGTAGCATACTTCTTAGACGGAAGTGATACCACACCAACAGATATCAAGGAATTTATCTCAACAGGTAGTTCCACATTAGATTTGGCTATATCAAATAAGCCAAATGGTGGTATTGCAGTTGGTAGAATTACAGAAATCAATGGATTAGAATCAAGTGGAAAATCTCTACTTGGTGCACACATCTTAGCAGAAACTCAAAAGAAAGACGGAATAGCAGTATATATAGATACTGAAACTTCAGTCAGTCAAGAGTTTATGGAAGTCATTGGTATAGATTTAACTAAGATGTTATATTTACATTTAGAAACCGTAGAAGAAATCTTTGAAGCAATTGAAGAAATCGTAACCACCGTTAGAGAATCTGACAAAGAAAAGTGTGTAACGATATTAGTTGATTCATTGGCAGCAGCTTCAACAAAAGTTGAAATGGACGCAGACTACGACAAAGATGGTTGGGCAACTTCAAAGGCAATCATTATATCAAAAGCTATGAGAAAAATCACTCAAATGATTGGAAAACACAATGTAGCATTGGTATTTACTAATCAATTAAGACAAAAACTCGGAGTAATGTTCGGAGACCCTTGGACAACAAGTGGTGGAAAAGCACTACCATTTCACGCATCAACAAGAATTCGTTTGAAAAATCTTGGTCAAATCAAGGATACTAAAAAGAATACTATTGGTATGAAATGTAGAGCACAGATTGTCAAGAATAGATTAGGGCCACCTTTGAGACACGCAGACTATGCTATGTATTTCGATAGAGGAATAGATAACTATGGTGGGTGGTTAACCGTGATGAAAGAGCATAAACTTGTTAAATCAGGTGGTGCTTGGTATACATTAGTAGACCAGAACGGAGATGAACATAAATTCTTATCTAAAGATTGGGAAGAGTTAATTACCAAGAATGATGAACTAAGAGAATATGTTTATGAACTCATTTGTGATAAAGTTATATTAAAATACAAAGGAAAACTTGGTATTGATGATGTAGAGTTCACAGATGAGGTAATTGGTGATTAATAAAAGACACCTATCGATTCTGAATCAAATAAAAGAATCTGGCGGCGAAATAGATAGTGGAAAATCAAATGACTCGGTTTTATTGATTGACGGCTTGAATTTATTCATACGAGTATTTTCAGCCATACCAACTACTAACGAGGACGGAGTTCACGTTGGTGGAATAGTTGGTTTTTTAAGGTCATTAGCGTTTTCTATTAATATGATTAGGCCTACACGAACTATCATAGTATTTGATGGTAAAGGTGGGTCTAATCGCCGTAGAAAGATATTTCCACAATACAAGATGGGAAGAAAGATGTCGTATCGTTTGAATAGAGCACACGATTTTCTGACTCGTAATGAAGAACAACAAATGATGATACGACAATTAAATCGTGTCGTAGAATATTTGGAGTGTTTACCAATTACCATAATCAATATGGAGAACAATGAGGCAGATGATGTCATTGGATATTGTGCAAAACATATTTTCAAAAACAAAGAAACTACCATTTTATCAACCGACAAAGACTTTCTACAATTAGTAGATAAAAATACAAAACTTTATTCACCGACAAAGAAAATAATGTATGATGAAGCAAAGGTATTTGAAGAGTATGGAATACACCCAAAGAACTTTTTATTATATAGAGTATTTGATGGAGATAAATCTGACGGAATACCAGGAATACACGGAGCAGGTATGAAAACACTCGTTAAGTTATTCCCATTTCTAAAAGATGATGGTAAATACGATATTGATGATGTGATAAGAAGCGCATCAACACAAAAACATAAGTTATGTGAAAAAATTGTTAAATCAAAAGACCAATTAGAAATGAATAGAAGACTTATGGACTTAGATGATGGTATTATATCAGGTCAAACAAAACTTAAAATAAAAGAAATAGCAGAAAGGCCAATACAACGATTGATTAAACATAAATTTCAAAAGATGTTTTTAGAAGACAAATTGTATCAGGCATTACCAAATCTTAATAGTTGGTTGGCAACTACATTTAACAGATTAAACTTTATGGCAGAGGACACACATAAATGAATAATAAATTAATACACGGAGATAGTGTTAACGAATTGAATAAGTTTGAAGACAATTCAGTAGATTTATTATGCACAGACCCGCCATACGGTTATGGATTTATGGGTAGAGATTGGGATAAAGTATTGCCAGACATTAAAATATTTGAAGAGTGTTTCAGAGTATTGAAACCTGGTAGTATGGCATTTGTTATGTCGGCACCAAGAAGTGATGTTCAGTATCGTATGGCAGAAATGTTAGAAAAGGTTGGATTTAGAATTGACTACACACCAATCTATTGGACTTACGCAAGTGGTTTTCCAAAAGCAATGAACATTGGTAAGATGATTGATAAACGAGACGGAAACGATAGAGAAGTTATCGGTGTTGATAAAAACTCTGCACCAGACCTACGAGATGTTGGTAAAAAATCAAAAGAAGCTATCGGTATTGACAAGTTATCTTATGGACAAGTTCAAAATGCAGAACGAAAAGTAAATGAAATAACCAAAGGTGGTTCAGAATTAGAGGGAAGTTATGCAGGATTTCAACCAAAACCAGCAGTTGAAGTAGTTATTGTAGCAATGAAACCAATAGATAAAAAAGGTTATTTAGAACAAGCAGAAGATAATCAAAAAGGTGTAACTTGGTTTGATGATTGTAGAATACCATTTGCAGATGGTAGTGATGCGGAACAATATGATTATAATAATGTTGCCGGTCAGATGAACTTTGATGAAAAATATGAAAAAGATAGTGGTAAAATGTATGAAGGTGGTTGGGAAAAACCTAAAAGAAAAAAGAAATCAGATTATGAAAAATATGTAGAAAAGCAAAAATCATTTAAAGGTGCAAAAATAATTGGTAAAACCATTAAAGGTAATGAACACTTTTTGAGTGGAGATATTAAACAATTAAATCCAGCAGATAATTATCAGAAACCAAAAACCACCAATAGAAAACCAAGAACAGAGGGTTCAGTATTTAAAACAAGTGGATTTAAGAGTGAAGATAATGATACCGCAGAAGCAAGTCCAATGGGTAGATTTCCAGCTAATCTATTAGTAAGTGATAATATTATTGATGATGGAAGGATTAGAAAAGGCGATAGTAGAACGACAAAATCTACATATGATAAAGGAATATGGGGTAATGCTAAAGCAGTTGAAAGTAATGCATTATATAATGATAGTGGTGATTATTCAAGATATTTCAGTTTAGACGCTTGGTGGAGTAAAAATCTAAAATCATTACCAGAACCAGTTCAGAAAACATTTCCATTTATGATTGTTCCAAAAGCAAGTCGTAGTGAAAAAGATAATGGATTAGATAGAAATATACACCCGACGGTAAAACCCTTGACATTGATGAATTATTTAGTTACATTAGGTAGTCGTAAAGGTGATGTAGTATTGGAACCATTTGCTGGCAGTGGAACAACTGCACTCGCTTGTGTAGCACAAGAAAGAGATTACATCGCAATAGAACGAGAACAAGAGTATTACGAGATAGCAAAAGCTCGTTTAGAAAAAGTAGAACGACCATTAAAACTATGGAAAAAGTTTTCGTGATAGAATTAAACAAAACATATAACGAAAATTGTTTAGATACAATGAAAGAAATGCCAGATGATTTCGTAGATATGACATTGACTTCACCACCTTATGATAATCTTAGAGATTATAAAGGATATAGTTTTGACTTTGAACCAATTGCAGATGAACTATATCGTGTAACGAAACCAGGTGGAATAGTAGTTTGGATTATAGGAGATGCGACAATCAAAGGAAGTGAAACAGGAACTTCATTTAAACAAGCACTATATTTTAAAGACACAGGATTTAATCTACACGACACTATGATTTACAGAAAACTAAATTACTTACCAGTTACTGCTAATCGTTATGAACCACAATTTGAATATATGTTTGTATTGTCAAAAGGAAAACCAAAAACATTTAATCCATTGACAAAGATAAATACATCAGCAGGTTCAAAGGGCGGTAATCACAGACACGACGGAGAAAATCTACAACCACTTCACACTAATGACGGAATTATTAAAAAGGTTGGTAGAAGAACTAATGTTTGGGATGTCGCATGTGGTTCAATGAACTCAAAAGATAAAGTATCATTTGAACACCCAGCAACTTTTCCAGAAAAGTTAGCAACCGACCATATATTAAGTTGGAGTAATACAGGAGATTTAGTATATGATTGTTTTATGGGGAGTGGAACAACAGCAAAAATGTGTTTAGAAAATAAAAGAAATTATATCGGTAGTGAAATCTCAAAAGAATATTGTGAGATTATACAGAAAAGATTAAAACCATTAAAAGTTTGGGATAAGTTTGGTGGGTAGAAAAAGAAAATATCATACCGATAAAGAAAGACGAGAAGCCCAAAGAAAGTGGCAAATGGAACATTATTTACGCAATAAAGAAGAAATTAAAGAAAAAGCACGACAAAGATATCGTGAACAAAAAAGAAAAGACATTTATGAAAAAAAAGTTAACGATTTGTATGGGGACATTGATATTTAATATAAGAAGGTTATGAGCAAAAACGAATCACTAATACAATATGGAACATCTTTCCAATCAAAAATCATATCATCGTTATTGGTAAACAATAAGTTTATCCAAACCGTATATGATATCTTAGAAGTTAGTTACTTTGATAGTGACGCTAATAAATTTCTAATCACAGAAATCAGAAGATATTTTGACAAGTATAAAACACCACCTACGATGGAAGCATTGAAAGTGCAGATTGATGACTTGGATAACGATGTAATGAAGACAGCAATCGTAGATAGTTTAAGAAATGCTTGGAACTTCAGAGAATCACCAGACTTGGAATTCGTTCAAGAAAAAACATTAGAGTTTTGTAAGAATCAAGTTATCAAGAGTGCAATTATGCAATCAGTTGAGTTATTGGATACACAAAAGTATGATGAAATCAAAGGTGTAATTGACAACGCAATGAAAGCCGGAGCCGAAAGAGATATCGGACACGAATATATGACTGGCTTTGAAGAACGAATGAGTTCATCAACGAGAGAAACCGTAGCAACCAAGTGGGATAGTATAAATGATTTAATGGAAGGTGGATTAGCAGGTGGAGAACTTGGAGTAGTAGTGGCACCAGCAGGTATTGGTAAATCGTGGACACTACAAGCAATCGGAGCAGACGCAGTCGCTAAAGGTAAAACCGTAATCCATTATACATTAGAGTTAAATGCAGAATATGTAGGATTACGATATGATTGTATCGTAAGTGGACAACCTACTGGCAATTTACAATACTATAAAGAAGAAGTTTTAGCTAAAATAAATAAATTAAAGGGTAATTTGATTATCAAATATTATCCAACCAGAAGTGCAAGTGTTGCAACATTGGCAGGACACCTACAACAATGTGAATTACAAGGTATAAAACCAGATATGGTATTGGTTGACTATGCAGATATTATGAAGTCTACGGTCAATTTCAAAGAAAAAAGACACCAAATTGGACACGTTTATGAAGAACTAAGAGGTATGGCAGGAGAGTTTAACATACCGATATGGACAGCTTCACAAGCAAATCGTTCATCATTAGAGGAAGATGTGATTGACGCATCAAAAGTTTCAGAAGATTATTCAAAAGTTATGACAGCTGATTTTATTATGAGTATGTCAAGAAAAGTGGAAGACAAGATAGCAAACACGGGTAGATTCCACGTTATTAAGAATAGATTTGGACCAGATGGATTGACCTTTCCAGCTACCATTAATACCAATACAGGTTACATTCAAATATATGAAGCCAACACTCAAGAAGGAAAGCAAGCACAAGGCAAAATGGACAATGCAGAAGAGTATATGAGAAAAACCTTAGCACAAAAAAAGAAAGACTTCGACTCAGAAGGGTTTGAATAGAACTTCAAAGAAAATCTTTCTAAAACTTCAAAGAATTTAAAATATAATAGAATAAGATGAGTATATATTATACTTATAATAGGAACAAAAAGACAGACAAAACATAGGAGAGTTTCAAGTGAAATTTAAGTTATCAGAAAATTTTATCAGTAAGTATAAAAGGAAAAAAGCACCATTTGGTTTTAACGGATTAGGCGAATTAGTCTATATGAGAACATATTCAAGACTTAAAGAAGATGGGAAGAACGAGCGTTGGTGGGAAACCGTTCAACGAGTAGTAGAGGGAACATATTCAATGCAAATGAATCACATTGAATCACACCAATTAGGTTGGAATCCTTGGCAAGCACAGAAATCTGCACAAGATATGTATGATAGAATATTCAATATGAAATTCTTACCACCAGGTCGTGGTTTATGGGCTATGGGAACAGCAATCACAGAAGAAAAAGGATTGTATGCCGCACTAAACAATTGTGCTTTTGTATCAACGAAAACACTTAAAGAAGATTTAGCAAAACCATTTTGTTTCTTAATGGACGCCTCAATGTTAGGAGTTGGAGTAGGATTTGATACTAAAGGAGCGGGGGAAGTTCTCGTTAAAGAGATTGATAAGAAAAGAGATTCAGTTACATTTGAAATACCAGATACTCGTGAGGGTTGGGTAGAATCACTTAGACTTTTATTAGAAAGTTACTTTCACGGAACACAAAGAGTTGAGTTTGATTATTCATTAGTTAGACCAGCAGGAGAGCCAATCAAGGGCTTTGGTGGTGTATCAAGTGGACACGAACCATTAGAAGAAGTTCACGAAGATATCAGAAAAGTATTAGAGGGTAATGCAGGAAATCCAATTACAATAACAACAATCGTAGATATAATGAATTTGATTGGTAAATGTGTTGTAGCAGGTAATGTTAGACGAACAGCAGAAATTGTATTCGGTGACCCTGATTCAGATGAATACTTAGATTTAAAGAATTATAAAGTAAATCCACATAGAGACCAATATGGTTGGACTTCAAACAATTCAGTATTTGCAGAACTCGGTATGGATTATACCGAAATAGCAAAAAGAATTGTAGATAATGGAGAACCTGGTCTTGCTTGGTTAGAAAATATGAGACATTATTCAAGAATGAAAAATGGTGGTGATAACAAAGACCATAGAGTAATGGGTGGTAATCCTTGTTTAGAACAATCACTTGAATCATATGAGTTATGTTGTTTAGTGGAAACATTTCCAGACAACCACGATTCATTTGAGGATTATCAAAGAACATTAAAATATGCTTATTTGTATGCAAAAACCGTGACATTAGGAAGAACACATTGGTCAGATACCAACAGAGTTATGTTGAGAAATAGACGAATAGGTTGTTCAGTAAGTGGTGTCGCACAATTTATAACTAATCGTGGTTTAGATACTTTAAAGAATTGGTTAGAAGATGGATATGATACAATACAAGAATGGGATAAGATGTATAGTGATTGGTTCGCAGTTCCAAGAAGTATTAAAACAACATCAGTAAAACCAAGTGGTACGGTTTCTCTATTAGCAGGAGCAACACCTGGTTTACATTATCCAGAATCAAGATTCTATACAAGAAGAATTAGAATATCAGTTAATTCAGAACTAATAGAACCATTAAATAAAGCAGGTTACACGATAGAGCCAGCATTCGGTTCAGAAGACTCAACATTAGTTGTTGAGGTGCCAGTAGATGTCGGTGAAGGAATAAGAACTGCAAAAGATTTATCAATATGGGAACAATTTAGTTTGGCTGCATTTATGCAACGACATTGGGCAGATAACCAAGTTAGTTGTACTGCAACATTTGACCCTGAAACAGAAGGTCAAGAGATACCGCATGTATTGAATTATTATCAATATCATTTAAAAGGTATATCGTTACTACCAAGACACGATTGGGGAGCATATCCACAAATGCCTTATGAAGCTATTGATGAAAAGACATACAATAAGAATGTTAAAAAACTTGGTAAATTATCATTTGGTGTGATTAAGAACGAAGAAGCAGAAGTTGATAAGTTTTGTAACAACGATTCTTGTGAATTACCAGGTTTACCAGATGTAGAAGAAAATTAGATTTCTTACAGGCAAGCAACACACCTGGATAAAAATGTGTTGTCAACAAAAATAAGGAGAATGATTATGAATTATCGTAATCTTTTAGCATCACTATTGTTAATGTGTGGATTGTTTGCTCAATCTATTCACGGAACAATTGTTGATGTGAACTCAAAGCCCTTGAATGGAGCAAATGTTGTTGTTGTTGGAACTAACTTAGGTGGAATATCAGATGAAAGCGGTACATTTCACATTGATTTAAGTTCTGGAACATATGACATAACAGTTTCTTTCATAGGGTATTCATCAATGACTAAATCAGTTGTTGTTGGTGAGAAAATGTCTACATTGGAATTTGTCTTAGAACAAAACTTTGTAGTCCTTTCAGATGTTGAGGTATTAGCTTCTAGAGCATCTCAACAAACACCGGTAGCCTTCACTAATGTTTCAAAAGAAGATTTGGAATTAAGACTTGGTTCACAAGACCTTCCAATGATTCTTAACACAACACCAAGTGTTTACGCTACACAACAAGGTGGTGGTGCGGGTGATGCTCGTATCAACATTCGTGGTTTTAATCAAAGAAACATCGCAGTAATGATAAACGGAGTACCACAAAACGATATGGAAAATGGTTGGGTATACTGGTCTAATTGGGACGGAGTTGGAGACACAGCTGCTTCAATACAAGTTCAAAGAGGACTATCAGCAGTAAACTTAGCAACGCCATCAATCGGTGGAACAATGAATGTCTTAACTGACCCAACTGCCTTTGAAAAAGGTGGTAAGTTCAAACAAGAAGCAGGAGAAGGTGGTTTTCTTAAAACTATGTTCAACTACAATACTGGTCTTATGTTTAATGACAAGTTAGCTTTGAGTGGAACTATTGTTCGTAAAACAGGTGATGGACTTGTTAACGGAACGTGGACTGACGCTTGGGCATACAACTTGGGAGCAAGTTTTGCAGTAAGTGACAAACAACGTTTTGAATTATATGCAATTGGTGCACCACAAAGACACGGACAAAATCTATACAAGCAAAATATCGCTACTTACTCACAAGAGTTAGCTGGTGATGTTGACGGATACGATACTGACGCTTTCGCAGAAGGTGAAAAGTTCGAAACCGAAGCAGGTAGATTGTTCAATCAAAATGTCGCACCTATTGACCCATCATATACAGGTGAACAATACTGGTATATGTATGGAGCAAACACAACTAAGAGATATAGTTCAACTTTCTTAAATGAAAGAGAAAACTATTTCCATAAACCATTGGTTAACTTAAACCATTTCCTAGAATTAAATGACAAAACTCGTATGAGTTCAGTTGTTTATTGGAGTGGTGGTTCAGGTGGTGGAACAGGAACTTACGGAAGTGTATCAAGAATGCCAGCAGTTGAAGGCCAGAAATGGTACGCATCTTCGCCGTGGACTTGGGATTGGAATGCTGAAATAGCACAAAATTCTGACAATGTGGATGAAAACTTCTCAACTGATGAAAATCGTTCAACAGGAATACTTCGTAATTCTATCAATCGTCAAGATACATATGGTTTGATTAGTAAATTAAACTTTATTGTAAATGATGAATTAGAACTACAAATGGGTATTGACTGGAGAGCAGCAACTATTGAACACGCTAGAGAAGTTCGTGATTTATTAGGTGGTGATTATTATGTTGACTATTCAGACGACAACTTTGAAGAAGGTAAAGTCGTTCGTTTAGGAGACGAGATAGCATACCACAATGATACAACTGTAGATTGGTTAGGTGGATTTGTTCAAGCAAATTACACTACTGACAAGATGAACATTTATGGAATGGGTGGACTATCAAGTATAGAATACTCTTACCAAGACCACTTCACAGTGGAAGATGAAGTCATCACAGCAGACCCAATTTCAACATACCAAGTTAAAGGTGGAGTAATGTATAATGTCAATGATGATTTGAGTGTATTTTTCAATACAGGAATGGTTGAGAAAGCACCTATTATGGACAATGTAATTTACTTTGACGGAACTGTAGCAACAGACCCAGCAAATGAGAAATTTTTGCATAATGAGTTTGGTGTAAATTACAAGTTCGGTAAACTTGGATTAAATGCAAGTGCTTATAACACAGATTGGCAAGATAGAAACTTGACTAAGTCAGTAACGACTGGTCAAGGAGATTCAGGTGATACTGATGTTATCTTCCTAACAGGTGTTAATCAAAAGCATTCAGGTATAGAACTTGAAACTAACTATATGGTAAATGATATGTTAGATTTAATGTTCGTAGCATCTTTCGGTAATTGGAAATTTGATGGTGACGCCAACGGAAATTATCAGGAAACTGAATATAATGACGCAGGCCAAGCAATTGGATACCAAACAACTGAATACGCTTACGCACTTGACGGATTGTATGTGGGAGATATGCCACAAACATCTTATATATTAGGAGTAACTCTTAAACCTATCAAGGATTTGAGTATACAAGCAATACATAAAATGTATGACAAAAACTACTCTGACTGGTCGCCATCAGCTCGTGAATTTGACGGGACTAATGATGACGCAGACAGAAGTCAAGTTTGGGAAGCACCAAGCTATAACAGACTTGATTTACATATGTCTTATAAACTTCCAAAAGTCAAAGACTTGGATATGATGCTAACCGCACATATTTTCAATGTTCTTGATGAAGTTTATGTACAAGACGCAGTCGATAATAGTCAATACAACGGTTTTGGTTCTAAAGTACACGCAGCACACAACGCTGAAGTATTCTTAGGAACACCAAGATACGCAAATATTGGATTATCTATTGGATTCTAATTAGTTATTGGGGCGAATTAATTTTCGCCCCTAACTAAAAAAAATACTTGACATTAACAAAATTAATTTGTATATTTATATACAGAGAGTTAAAACCTAAAGGAGTTATATTTGTATCAAAATCTATGGTATGATGTTCGTAAGAACAAAATGCATTTGTGGGATGATTTAAAAGGTTATCTACAAATACCATACAGAAAGTATGCCTATGTCAAAGATTCATCTGGACAACACATTAGTCTATATGGTGATAAATTGAAGAGAGTTACTTCATTCGATAAAGATGACCCAACACTACACGAATCAGATATTCCACCAATGACAAGATTCTTGGTTGACCAATATGGAGATTCAGATGAAGTATCAACAGG